CTTGGGCAGATCGAATCAAGGCACTTGAGGAGCATGGCAAGTCTCTGACGGAGATTGGTCGGCTGATCGGGAAGTCGCCACAAGCAGTGAGCGACATCAAACAGGGCCGCACTCGTGAGCCGGGTGGGATGGCGGCTGTTCGACTGCACGCCTTGTATTTGGAAGTCAATGGGCCGGCCACCGACGTACAGGAGGTGGCCTGATGTCTCGCCACATCACGCAACTGGATGACGCGCTGAGCGCGGGAGAGCTTGCCACGCTGGTGGGCCTGCCGATCCACAACAACGGCGACATCGCCCACCTGTGCCTGACCTCCGACGAGTGGGCAGCGCTCACGGAGCGCCGCCGACTGAGGGTGTCATTTCGACTGCAGAAGCGTGCAGCTATGCGTAACTCAATCCGCAAACTAGTGCTTGATCTTGTAGGGCGGGGTTGGGATCGCGGCGTCCTGTCGCCTATGTCCTCAGTCATTCCGGGAATCATTCGTACCGGCGCAGCTACTGCTCTGGCGCTGGCGGGCTTGGTTGCGTTCTGCGCAGGGTTGCTCGGTGAAAAAGAACACAGCGACGACATCACCGACGCCCGTTTGGACGTCGTAGCGCCGCAAGGCACTGAACCGCAGGAGTGGGGTGGTGGTGTACATGACGCACATGGTGCGTCTGCCGGCCAGGCCGCCACCACGATGAACTGCACGAAGTTTCAGGGTGTCGCGCGATGACGTGCCAACGCTCAGATATCTATTGGCGCGACGCGCTATACAACGCGGTGTCGCAGATGCCGGGGAATGTGCGTGCAGCCGCCGCCTACCTGACAGAGCGTCGCGGCAAGGCCATCGCCGCAGAATCGCTGCGCAAGAAGCTGCGGGGCTTGGAGGGCGAATCGCTGTCAATGGAGATGGCGGAGATGCTCACTGAGTGGATGCAGGAGCTGAGCGCCGGGCAGGCGCAGGCGACGTGCTGGATTCAATCACTGGGCGCGCAATTCGATCTGGCCATGGATTTCGTACCGCCCGCACCGGAGAACGGCTGGCCGGATGAAGTGGCCGCGATGCAAGCCAAGCTGCTGCACGTTGCCAAGCACGCGGGGCGCCTGTCTGGTGTTGCGCTCGAAGCGCTGGACGACGCGCATCTGTCGCTGCAGGAAGCCGACTTGATGGTGGATGAGCTGCAGGCGATCCGCACGATGTGCCACCGCCTGGAGCGTAACGTGCGCCGCGCGGCAGCCAAGGGCCGTAAGCGTGCATGACATGAAGACCAACCGCGCCTCCCACATCCGCCGCACCTTGAGCCCCGCCGCGCAGCAACACGTTGCCGAAGCGTTGCGCCTGCTCTACAGCGATGCACCTGGTTTGGCTGGCGATGACGCGTTGGCCGAGCGCGAGCGGTTGCGCCATGCCGATACCGCAGGCGCGCACGCGCAAGGCGTGTTGCCGCTGCCCTGCGCCCCATCTCCCCGGGAAGCGGCGGATAGGGCGCGCGCGCATGGCGAGGCGCTGAATCTGAACGAGCGGACAAGGCGTTCAGCTCCGGGCGATGGGTCCTCCTGGCCGACCCCCGATGCGGGTAATTCGAACCCCGTTCCCTTGGTAGATAGCGCGGCTGGAAGTTACTGAATGCTGGCGAATTACGATGATGTGCTTGGCCAGCTGCGCGACGCGGGTCTGATCCTCGACGGTCTTGATGCGAGCGGCCGTATGGTCCGCTGCAAAGTCGAAGGCTCGCGCGAGCGACGCGGTTGGTACGTGCTGCACGAGCTGCACACCAACGGCACGGATGTGCTGATTGTTGGCACCTACGGCATCTGGCGCGGCAACGACAACGGCGCCATCAAGGTGGAGTTGCGCAAGCGCGATAGCGAATTTACCGCGGAGCAGCGTGAGGCATTGAAGCGCCGGCTGGCGGAAGACCGCCGCCGCGCAGAAGCCGCGCGGCAGGACGAGAACCGCCGCGCTGCCGAACGTGCCACCCGGGCATGGGGCAAGGCCCTGCACGACGGCGAATCCGACTACCTCGCCGCCAAGGGCGTGCAAGGCTTTGGCCTGCGCTACGGCGGATCGGGAATTGCCGTTGTGCCGCTGCTCGATGGCAATGGCGCCATCCACGGGTTGCAGCTGCTGCGGACCGCCAAGCAGGCCGACCAGCAGCGCAAGCCGGTGAAGGAGTTCTGGCCTGCCGGCCTGGCCAAGCGTGGGCACTTCCACCTGATCGGCGGCACGCCGCAGTGGATATTGCTGGTGGCAGAGGGCTATGCCACGGCGGCGAGTCTGCACATGGCTACCGGCTATCCGGTGGCCGTGGCGTTCGACGCGGGCAACCTGATGCCGGTGGCCAGCGCGCTGGCGAAGCGTTACCGCAGCACCAAGGTGCTGATCTGTGGCGATGACGACGTGCTGCAGAAGTGCCGCGTGTGCAAGTCGCGCCTGGTGCTCTCCGATCACCCGAAGGCGTGCCCCACCTGCGGTGAAGACCACAGGGCGGAGAACGCCGGCATGCTCGGCGCCAGCGCCGCGGCACTGGATGTTCGCGGTGCTGCGCTATTACCGGTTTTCGCCGATGAGGCCACGCGCCGTGCCAACTACATCGGCCAGGGTCGCAAGGTCAGCGACTTCAATGATCTGCACCTGGCCGAAGGCCTGCACGTGGTGCGCGCGCAGGTGGAGGCCCGCATCACGGAGCTATCGTGGCGGGCACCGGTGGAAAAACGCGCCGCTTCCATCCCCAGCACCGGGGGCGCGGGGAAGGCACTCCTCAAGCCGATCGACAGCATCGATGCACTGTTGAGTCGTTTTGCGTTGGTGTACGGGCAGGGCGGCACGGTGTTCGATCACCAGGAGCACATGCTTGTGGCGCTGGGCGACATGCGCGATGCCTGCGTGCGGCGCGAGCTGCACCGCGCATGGCTTGAGAGCCCGCAGCGCGCCATCGTGCGTGTGCAAGAGGTGGACTTCGACCCATCCGGCTGCAAGCCCGGCATCACCTGCAATCTATTCGCG